ATAAAGTTTTTTTTGATTTAATAATATTTTTATTTTAATCAATATATATATTATAGAAGAAAAGGCCCACATTGTCAAGGCCAGTGGCCAATAATTTTTAATTATTTCCATTTTTACTCCTATTTTTGTTATTTTTTATAAAAATATCTTTATAATGTATATTTTTATCTACAATATGGGAGTAGTTTTTGTACAAAACAGCGGTTGGGTCTATCCACCAATCCTCAAAGGGTCCGTTGTCTTCTTCAACGTTTTCAATGGCTAAAAAATAACCATAAGATTTTAATATTGCCTGAGATTCTTTTTGAATGTTGATATGCAAATCGTCCCCCCTCCAAACATTATGCTCATATGTTATCACAGAAAACCTGTATTCGTCAAGTGGGAGGTTTCTAAGTGCGTGCAGAGTGTTATATGCTGGATGCAAATCCATCTGTAAATAGTCTATTTGATTTGGAACATTATTTTCTTTAAAATATTTTTTATAATCAAAAGATATTGCGTTAGCATTTATTATTTTATTTTTTCTTATAGAGGCATACTCTTCTGCTATTTTTTTTTCAATCTCAAACCCTATGCCACCCCATCCATAAACAGTTTCAAGAAGGTAGGTGTTATTTTGTTTTATTGGCCAAGCAGAACCTAATTCTAAATAAAATCCATTTCTTTTTTCATTTAAAACATTTAATACAAAAGATTCTTGATAGTCAAGACTATTACTGTTTTTAATTAATTTCATTGATTTATAGCCTTCGCTATTTTTATCTAAAAATATTTGTTAATCTAATAGAACTAGTTATTTTTTTACCAAAATCTGCAAACAATGCTTTGTCTTTTTCTGCATTGACAATTTTTCGTGACCAAGAAAATCCTGCGTCTCCACCCCATGCTAGCCACATAATATAGCCATTAGATGGGTTGGCTTGATTGGCCCAATCTTTACCTTTTTTATCTACTTCATGACGGGAAAAATAAGAATACATTCTTTTAACGGTACTGAGAGAGATTGTTTCTCCTCTTGCTAGTTGTCCCGCTCTTGTCCAGCCTACTGCAGTTCCTGCACCTTTTGCCTTGCCTTGTTCCTTAAATTTAATTGCTTTGCGTGCAGCAGATCTTGCTCCTGCTGGTGGTGAGTAACCTTCGGCCTTTGATACTGAATCTGTGTAATATTCAACTGTATCATCATCCTCAAACAAATCATCTGCTTTTGCAGCAGGAACACAATTAGGAACTGGCTTTCCATTTTTTCCTGGCTTCATGCCACGTTGAACATATCCGTCCCAACATGGTGCTTGCTTAGAGATATCTTCTGGGCAACAATTTGATTCATCCATTTTCATTGCGTGATTATTTATATCTGCTTTGTTGGCATCTTTGTACATCATGCCAATACTGTATGCTGTTGGCTCCCACATACCGTCTTCTTCTTCGTAAATTCTAACAGACATTGCTGGGTTTTCTGGTGGCATTGAAACTAAAGCATATTCTGATCCAGGTGTACCAAGTATCCCACCCTCAGTCATAATGTGCTCTATAACACCATGCACAACCCCTTCAGAGGTTGATCCCATAACAAAGTCGCCTTCTTTTAAATCTGACATAGTTTTATTATAGCATTAATTTTATCGTTTTAACGCTTGAATAATGCTGGCAAGAAGGTCAATTTTGTCATTAGGCAACTGACTAATAGAATTTTGATCAAATGCTTTTGGGGTGAGGGTAATAATAGGATTATTGCTTGTTATATCGTCAATGGCAACAAATCCTCTTTCCCAAAAATACATAGCGTCTGTATATATTTGGTTTAGGTGTGAATCATAAAGGTCTGAATCTACATTCTTCATTTTTTCAGTAATTTGATATAAAAATTCTCCAGTGACTGGATCTATTCCCTGAATCTTAATTGCCCCAGTTTTTATAAAGTTTTCAATAGCCGTATTTATTTCGTCATCACTCATAAAAGTTTAAAATTAAGAAACTAACTGTTTTCGATCATCAACAATATTAACCATAAAACTCATAATTTTGTCATAGCCTACAGCATTATCTACAATTTTATTGTAGTGGTGAGAGCAAAACATTAATTCTCCAACTAGGCCAGTAACTAATACACAGGCTCTTGCTTGACACTTGTCGCATCGATCTAAAGATGTAAATTTATAATCTTTTTTTAAGGTTTCCATATATCAATTATACAGCCATTTTACTTTTCTGTCAATTTAGAATATAGGAATATTATTAGATTCTTCAATAATGGATTCCTCCATCTGACATCTTTCATCTACAATTTTTGCAAATTTTTCAAAATTAAACTTATTGCTTATACACCTGTAATAATATTTTCTAAAGTGAAAATTACAAAAAAATTTTTCATCTTCTGTGTAGGGTTGAAGTATTACGTAAGCCCTTTTTCCACACCAACACATTTTCCCTATAGTGTAAGTAGATTTAACATTTTTTTCAAAAGTTTTTGATATTTCCTCTCTCTCATCAATAATAAATTTTTCTATTTCTGGCCATAGTTCAGGAGTTCTTAAAGTTGTAATATCTTTTTCTGACGCATAATGATAATCGCACATATATCTTTTTCCCCTGCTTCCCTCTAATAGCACATATGCTGGAGCCAAGCAGGAAGTATTAACGGGTGTATCCTTGTCAACAATTCCTTCTGTTTTTGTTTTAAAAATCATCATAGGGTCATATACTTGACATTTTTGATTTTTAGATATTATTGTCATTTTTTTCTATTATCAGTTGAATAAAATCCTGAACCACTAAATATAGACCCTGGAACAGAATACACACGAACTAATTGTTTTTTACACAAATCACATCTATATCCTGGATCTAAATCTTGAATTGATCGTTCTTTAACAAATCTTTTCCCGCAAGGCATACAATCATATTCGTATTTTGGCATTACTCATCACCATTAGACTGTCTTGGATCTTTAAGAGAGTGATACCACTGAGGAACTGCGTATCTTACGCCATTAGCCATGGGTCTTACTTCATGAACATAAACAAAGTTAGATGGAAAAAATATTACGCTACCCGCTTCTGGCTTAACAGTAACTCCAACATAGGGAAAATTAATTTCTCCGCCATCATAATTATCATTTAAATATCCTACAGTAGATAAAACTCTACTGCTTACCCCTTGATCTTGATGTGGTGGCAGGTAGCCAGATTTGGAATATTTTAAAATACTTAACATTCCTTCCGTTGATTTTATGTTTTTTGATGCTGCTGGATATATTTCGTTAGAGTAATGTTTAAAGGCATTATTAATTCCATTAAATATATTGTTATAAACCAAAGAAATTTCTTGATGTAGTGGGTCATTTTTAGAAACTTTTTCTGGATCAGTAATCCAATGTTTTAAACAAAATTTTTCTGTATTTGGATTTGCACCATTCCACTCTTGCCATTTATCAGCAACGGAGTTTACTCCAGACGCAATTTTATCTTGAATGTATTCAATAGTTGAAATAGTTTTTTCTGGATCTATAATTGCATTTCGATAATAAACCATTCCTGGAGCCATAACTTCATGTTTCATTTTTACTCCCCACTCTAAGTTTATTATATCAGAAAAAGCCTTTTATACACATGCTCAGGTGTATGCCAGTTATTTAGTGTCGCTGTCCTCCCCGACATACCTGCGACTCCCCGATGAAGGGGTGCAGGTGTATATTATATTATTTTATTTTAATTGTTTTTGGTTTTTTCTCTTCTGGAACAATGCGATCTATACTAACATGAAGCATTCCGTCTTGCATTTCAGCCCCAGTCACTTCCATGTATTCCCCTAAAGCAAATGATCTTGTAAATTTACGACTAGCAATGCCTTTGTGAACTATTTCGGCATCTGTTACTTCTACAATTTCACCCTTAACAATTAATGTTCCATTGTCCACAGATACATCAATATCATCTTTTGAAAAACCAGCGACAGCAATGGATAGTTTATACGTATCCTCATCTAGTTTTAAAAGATCATATGGTGGATATGAGTGTGAATTTGTTTTATGTGCGTTATTTAAACGAGCCAGATCTCTATTCCAGCCAATAAAAAATGGATCATTGAATAGATCCATAGCAAAGTTTGTTACCATTTTATTCCTCCTTCAAGCGAATAAGTTAATGTACCCCTCATTTGAGCAGATACATAATAATTATATCATAAAAATTATACTAATTCAAATTGTTTATCTGTGGTCATCCAAAGAGCAATACTATATCTATCTTCAGATATTAAATCAACTCCGTGCCAAAATTGATTCCCCTGTGAAGGAAAAAGAACTAAATCCCCTTCCTCTGGAGAATATTTAAAATTTAGCGCTGGAAAATCTAATTTTCCTTGGCCACCAAGCATGCTGTTTAGGTATATTACAGCACTATATTTAAACTGAAGGTTATTATCTTCGTCGGTATCTTTATGATAAGTAACGCTTGCCCCAGAACTTTGTTTTGCCAGCCAAAAAGAAGAAAGAAATACTTCATTTTCATCATTAAAATTTTCTTGTGCTGTCAAACAAGATTTTTTACTATATTTATTTACCAAATCTATAATTTCATTTAACTCTTCAAGGCTGTGCCTAGACTCTGAATGCACCGCATCTTTACCAAATTTATAGGAATATCTATGTCCACCGGTACTTCTAGGATCTATTTTAAATTTATTAATGTTTGAATCAATATAAGAAATAAATTTTACAATGTCTTCTTTATCAATAAAATTTTTTATAATTTTTATTGAATCTATATCATTCATTAATTATTTTCCAGATTTTTTTCTGGCTGTTGCAAGTGCATTGAAATCTTTTACTTTGGTTTCTCCCATGTATCCCCAAGCATAGCCCTCATCAATCATTTTTTGATTTATTGAAACCTCTGATCCATCTAAGAATACCCAACCTAAAATTCTTCCGTATTTTTCAGATGAGTCCATTTTTTCTGTTTTAATTACAACGGTTTTAGCAGAATCTATCGCATTCTTCAAATAAGCCTTTGACTCAAGACCTAACTGCTTTTCTAGTTTGTCTGTAGTTCTGCTTTCTGGAGTATCAATTCCTGCAAGTCTTACTCTTGAACTAAAAGATATGTCAAAACCTAAATCAATATCGGCGTCTATAGTGTCTCCGTCAACAACTTTTTTAACTTCTTTTACGTAGTAAGTAAACATTATTTTTTCTTTTTTTCCTTGACATACCAAACTGGAAGTTTAAGGTTGTCCCCAGACCATTCATACCCTAACAACTTTACAACAAATTTAATTATTTTAATTCTCATTTTTCTCCCTTATTTATGATTATGGTTCATAATTGCTTCATGTACCATGTATATACCATTATATCCCATCTTGCTAAAATTTTGACAAATTACAACCATTTCACAGTCTGAACTTTGAGTCACTAGGTTAATGTGCCCCCACCTAACGCCCTGTTTAAATGGTAGTGCCTTATATAAGCAGAACCCACTAGAAACAGAATAATATTTTTTAAATGGTTCTTTTCTGTAGTTTTCAAATTTGTTTGTAATTTCTGGATCAAAAAGGTGACTATCCCTTGTTGCCCACGCATCATATAATCTATCTCTTCTGAGAGTTGCAGCAGACACAATGCTAAATTCAGGCTGCTTGTCTTTAAAGTCTAATATTTTTTTTACAGATGGCATTTTAAATTCAACATCAGCATCGATAACTAAAACATAATCCATGTCAATTAAAAATCCACCACCATCCAAGGCTTTATTTCTTGCTTTTGCTAAATTTTTTACCCTATCTTCCTCTTTTGTAGATCCATAAAACTTTGTACCTAGGTTTTCTAATATCAAAGATACCCCCTTAAACATTGAGTAGTCGCAATTTTGCATAAGTTTTTTGGTTTCGTCAGTAGAATCATTCTCATAAATTGAAAGATAAAAATCATACTCTGGGAAATAAGATACCATACTTACAATTCTATTATAGTAATTAATAAAAAAATCTTCATCATTTCTAATAATGGTAGAAATTAGTATTTTTTCTTTATTATTGATTAATCCCTCTGGTTTTTTTTCAGGTCTATGCTTAATAACACTTTCAATAGAATTAACATAATGTTTTTTTATTTTTTTCCAACTATATCCTTGTGAAACAGAATGTGCGTTTTCGGATAAATTTTTATATATAGACTCCTGTTTTAATAATAAACATTTTTCAACCAACTCATTTTCCGTATTTGCAATAAGCATTGCGCTGTTAATTTCTTCATCAGAAAACCCCCTTGCGCCCACAGTTGAAGATATAATAGGAATTCCATAACTTAAGGCCTTTGTCATTTTTAAATGAGTTCCAGATCCACTTTCCATTGGATTAATAAAAGCAAAAGAATTTGTTAAGTATTGGTTTAAATCTTCATCACTAACTTCACCAATTATTTTTAAATTGTCTATGTTTTCGGACACCTTAATTCCATTTCCACATCCACCAATAATAATAAAATTAAATTCAGGTAATAATTTTGCAAGGTTAGCAACATTTCTTGCTGCATCGTTGTTAGGTGGGTGTCCCGATCCAACAAAAATAATATCTCTAGAATTAAATCTATTTTTATAGTTTATTTTTTCTCGGACTTCTGTGCCATTTGGAATTAAAACACCATCTATATCTGACTTATAGTATTGTTTTAATTGTTCAAAATCTTTTTCTGAGCAGTAAGTAATTAATTTTGCTTTTTTTAATATTTTTCTTTCCATTTGTTCTACTAGATTTAAGATGTCGGGGTTATTGGGATAAAGTTGTTCTCCCATGAAAATTTCACAATTGTGAGAATTGTATACAATTGGAATGTTTTTTATATTTTCTATTAATGGAGCAATAGCATAATGATCTACAATTAATAAATCTGATTGCAACGCTAACTCTTCTGCCATTTCAGAAAAATATACTAATTGCTTTTTTAATATTTCAAATACAACGTCATTATTTTGTTTAGCAAAATCTTTAATCAATCCTTTTCTTTTTCTATAAATGTTAGAATTTATTGCTGGCTGAATTTGATAAATAAATTTATTAATCTTTTTATTAATTGCTATATTGTCCCAAGAAAATGATAAAAATGTTACATCGTGGTCCGACAAAGCCTCTAAAAGCGTAGCCGTTCTTTCTTTTCCGCCACTATTTTTTTCCCAGTCATTTAAGTTTGAACTTACAACCAATATTTTTGCCATATACTTTATTATACCGCATGCTATAATTTTTAGATGGACTACGTTTATATTTGTCGACGTGGAGAAAATGAAGAGTTAAGGTATTCTTTAAGGTCTCTTGAAAAAAACATGCCTGAAGGGGATGTTTGGGTAATTGGCTATAGGCCAGAATGGTATGTGGGTAATTTTATACACATTGAAAATATTAGCGATACAGATAAATTTATTAATATAAAAAATTGCATAAAAGAAATATTAAACAATGATTTAATAAAAGAAGATTTTGTTTTAATGAATGATGAT